TGGGTCAGGCTGGAGGACCTTTTTAGCGTCCATCAGCGTATTTTGAGAGAAAATCGTCCCGGCAAAGCAGATAGTCAATAGAAACGTCTAATTTATCTGCAATTCCGATGAGTTTCTCAAAATCTGGGTAACTTCGCTCACTTTCATAGTTGCGATAGGTGCGTAACGCAACACCAATGGCATCGGCCATTTGTTGGGCCGTGAAACCCTTGTTTTTTCGTGTTTCGTTGAGACGTTTGCCAAACATAAAAAATCCTCCTAAAAAAATCTTGACAGTGCAAGAATTTTACACTATAATGCAAAGCATGAACAGTGTAAGAATCTTGCACTGTAAGGATTGGGCACCATCAGAAAGGAGGACAAGCAAATGGTAATCACCTACGAACGGCTACGGGAACTCCGGTTCCTGGGCGTAACACCGGAGACCGAGTGCTGTGCGAACTGCAAGCACTTCCACCAGCACTACAACAAAGACGGGGGCCTGATTTTCGCAGGGCACTGCTGCTATCCGCGCATGAAGCCGCGCGAGCCCTATAATACCTGCGAGCACTTCAAAAATAAGGAGGACACCGAATGAACGAACTGAAAATCTTCGAGCATCCCAAATTTGGGAGAATCCGCACCATCATCGAGGATGGTAAGACCCTGTTCTGCGGTAAGGACGCCGCGTTGGCGTTGGGGTACAAGAATCACATCAAGGCATTGGCAGACCATTGCAAGGGGGTAACGAAACGCGACCTCCCCACCAACGGTGGAGCCCAGACTATGAATTTCATCCCCGAAGGCGACCTCTGCCGCCTGGCCGCAAAATCCGAGCTGCCCGGTGCAAGCGAGTTCGAGAGCTGGATTTTCGATGAAGTCATCCCCGCTATCCTGCGGACTGGTACCTATACGGTGCCCGGAGCGGCCCCAAAGTTGCTTTACCTTCCCGAAGGCGTTTCTTTGAACGGACTGGCAAAGCTGCTGACCATCACGCGACGGATGATGCTGGACATGGGCAAAGGCCCGAACGAAATCGGTTCCGTAGCAAAGGGACTGTTTGACAGCTGCGGTGTGCCCCTTGCCCCAGCGTTCTACAACGAGCTCCCCGGACAGACCAGTCTTTTCGACTATCCCGCTCTGGAGAGATAAAAAGCGCCCTGCCGGATGGTTACAACATCCGACAGGGCAAGCGAGACCAAAACATACGAAAAATCAGCCTCTACCCTCCATTATACCGGAGGCCGGGGCGGAAAGCAAGGAGGAAATTATGAATTTTCACATCACGCTCAGCCCGGAGCAGTTCGAGTTTCTGGACGGACTGCTGGGGGATGTGGTCCAGCTTTATGAGCACCAGGCCGCCGCTCTGGCCTGCCTGGACGGCGAGGCGGCCCGGGACCTGGCCCAGGAGCGGCTGGATGCGTCCCAGAACGCAGCGGAGATCGCGTGGCTGCTGGCTAACACCAAGCCTGTGGAAGGAGCGTAGAGAGATGGGACGTAGGGAAAAGCCGGTCACGTTCAAGATCGTTGTCCCGCCTAGCGCGGCCCGGGTCGAGCAGATGGGGCGCTTCCTGGTGGAGGCGGCGCTGAAAAAGGAGGGCCTTACGGCCAAGATCACCCCCGTGAAGCGCGGGCCCGGAGACCCGATTCTGACCATCGTCCCGCCGGAGACGGCGGGGAAGTCTGCGAGTGCGTGAGAGGAGGGACACGACCGTGAAGCTTTACAAATGCGAGACTATCGCCCAGTTCAAAATCGGCATGTGGCTGGTGGAGCAGGGCATCGAGCGGGAGGACATCCTGACGGCAGAGCTCTTGGGGCCCAACGAGGTCAAGATCACAAATCCAGCCGGACAGTATATGCACATCCGGTGGATGGGAGACCATGCGGAGATTGTCTGAGGAGGTGGTCAGGATGTACATCGTCAAGTGGTGCGACTGCGAGGGGAACCTCCATGAGCGGAAGTTCCGCACTATCCGCGCCGCCCGTGCAGAGGCGGAAGAGCTTCGAAAAAAGTACGATGGCGTGGAGGTCGTGCCGGTATCGGACCGGCGCTAGGCACAAAGTTCCCCGGCGGGTGGGCAAACACCTGCCGGGGGATGGAGGAAGCCGGGATTATCAGGTCCAGCCTCTTACTATGATTTTAGCACGGTTCGAGGCGGATTGCAAGGAGGAACGAATGGAAGCAGAAAAATATTTGGTGCGCACACGCGCCCTCCGCTCCCAGAGGGATGTGTGGAAACAGGCGGCGGTGGGGGTGCTGGCCCTGTCCATCACGGGCAACATCGGGCTGTACGCCGTAGGCTGGGCACGGGAGGCGCGGCACCAGGAGGAGAGCAGACAGCTCCGGGCGGAGCTCCGGCACGTGGAGGCGGTCCGGGACGACGCCCTGGAGGAGCTGGGCCGCATGGCCAACGACTACGCCCTTGAGGCCAAGGCCCGGCGGGAGCAGGCGGAGGCCTATGAGGCTATCGGAGCCTATCGGTACATAGGCGAGTGCACCATCACAGCCTACTGCCCCTGCGCAGAGTGCTGCGGGCGCTGGGCGGACGGCCTGACCGCCTCCGGCCTTCCAGCGGGGCCCGGGATCGTCGCGGTGGACCCGGACGTGATCCCGCTGGGGAGTACGGTCATCATCGACGGCATGAAGTACCTCGCCGCAGACACCGGGAGCGGCGTCACCGGCACCCACATCGACATCTTCCTCGCCTCCCACGAGGAGACCGTTGCGCACGGGGTCCGGACGGCGGACGTGTGGGTGGCAAAGCCGTGAAGGAGATCTACAAAAGCCGGGTCTACACCGACCGCCCCGCCTACGCCGGATTCGACGCTCCCGCCAAATTCCAGGCTATCAACAGCATCGTGGAGCGGCGGCTGATTGAACACCCAAACGCCATCTGCTCCTACTCCGGCGGCGCGGACAGCGACATCATGATCGATGTAATCGAGCGAGCACGGACGGGATTGAATCTGCCCCCTATCAAGTACGTATTCTTTAACACCGGCCTGGAGATGAAGGCTACGAGGGACCATGTCAAGGACACCGCCGCAAAGTATGGTGTGGAGATCGAGGAGGTCCGGCCAAAGATAAACATCATCATGGCGTCAAGAACATACGGAATCCCATTCATTTCAAAAATCGTATCAGAACGGGTGGGGGCGTGGCAAAAGAAATCATTTCCACTTGAGATCGTAGACGAATTTAACAGTTCAAATGATAAGGGCGCAAAAATAAAAGAACTTTTTGAACGATACCCAAAGCAGTCACAAGTATTAAAGTTCTTTTGTGATTGCGATGCTGATGGAAGGATTTACACAAACAGCCAATTATCAATCTCTTCTTCTAAATATCTTCTCGATTTCATAAAAGAATGTCCTCCGGACTTCCAGATGAGCAGAAAGTGTTGTGACTACTGCAAAAAAGCCCCTGCGCACCGCATACAGAAAGGTTGTGACATGATTATTACCGGTGAGCGTCATGTAGAGGGCGGAGTACGGACTATTACAAAATGTAAAGGAACAAATATGTGTTTTTTGGAAACAACGTCCGGGCAATATCGCCTCAAACCTCTTTACTATGTAACAGATAAAGATAGGGCATGGTACAAGGACTATTACGGCATCCGGTACTCCGACGCATACGAGGTTTACGGTCTGACCCGGACAGGATGCTGTGGGTGCCCTATCTCTTACAAAGCGGTGGAGGACCTGGAGAAGATACGTCCCTATGAGCCAAACGTGGTCAAAGCCGCATGGAACATCTTCGGGAAGAGCTACGAGTACCGGGCCAAGTACAACCGCTACAAGGCGGAGCGTTTGAAGCTGGAACGGGAGGAGAAAGAGCGTATGAGGGAGCAGTTGAGCCTGTTTGGGGGTGCTCCATGACCATCAGCCTGATTGACGTGGATGGGCACCATTTCCCCAACCTCGCGCTGATGAAACTGTCCGCATGGAAAAAACTGTTGAGCCGTAATACCGGCCACGCGCCACCACTGGTGTAAGCCTAGCCACCCGGCATTCGGGCGGGCGCTCATGGGAAATCCCCTGAGGAACAAATTGATAGGCGAAAGCCGGAAGGGAGAACAAACATGGAGAAGAAAGAAATTGAGATCATTGAGCTTGGGTTGCGGGACAAAGAAAATCCTGCGCCAACCCGTGCCTGAACCACCCCACCCGTTGCGGTCTGTCTGAGGCCCCGCCGGTGAGGACGGGATCAGGCGGTAAGGGAGTGGCAAAAGCAGGCCCGCCAAGTAAACACACACCTGGCGGGCCAAAGGGAAAAAATAATAGGACACCTGCATTATAGCAGGCCGGAAAGGAAAATGCAATGTCGTCAGTAAAAATCACCCAATTTGAGGCGGAGAACGTCAAGCGGATCAAGGCGCTGACGCTGACGCCGGCGGAAAACGGCCTCACGGTCATTGGGGGCCGCAACAACCAGGGCAAAACAAGCAGTCTGGACGCCATCGTCTGGGCCCTGGGCGGGGAGCGCTACAGGCCCTCCCAGGCGGTCCGGGAGGGCTCGGTGATCCCGCCCCGGATGCGCATGGAGCTGAGCAACGGTGTCGTAGTGGAGCGCTCGGGGAAAAACAGCGACCTGAAGGTTACCGACACCCGCGGCCGCAGGGCCGGGCAGACCCTGCTCAACTCCTTTGTGGAGGAATTGGCCCTCAATATGCCCAAATTCATGCAGTCCACAAGCAAGGAAAAGGCCGACACCCTCCTGCGCCTCATCGGCCTGGAGGACCAGGTGCGCACGCTGGAGCGGGAAGAAAAAGAGCTCTATGACCGGCGGCGGGCCGTGGGTCAGCTCTACGAGCAGAAAGCCAAATACGCCGAGGAGCTTCCCTCGTGGCCCGACGCCCCCTCGGAGCCCGTCTCCGCCCTGGAGCTCATCCACCGTCAGCAGGACATCCTCGCCCGCAACGGCGAGAACCAGCGCAAGCGGGACCGGGCCAAGAAGCTGGACGAGCAATGCGCCATCGCCAAGGAGAAGGTGGAGGACCTGGAGATGCGCCTCCGGGAGGCGAAGGAGAAGTACCTCGCCCTCCGTGCCGACTGCGAGACCGCCCAACGGGACGCCCTGGACCTCCAGGACGAATCCACCGTGGAGCTGGAGCAGAGCCTCCGGGACGTCGAGGCGGTCAACGCCAAGGTCCGCACCAACCAGGACAAGGCCCGCGCCGCGGCCGAGGCGAAGCAGTACAGCGACCAGTACGCCGCCCTCACCGAATCACTGGAGGATGTGAGGCAGAGAAAGCTGGACCTCCTCACCGGCGCGGACCTGCCCCTGCCGGGGCTCTCCGTGGAGGACGGGGAGCTCACCTACCAGGGCCGCCCCTGGGACTGCATGAGCGGCAGCGACCAGCTGAAGGTGTCCACCGCCATCGTCCGGGCGCTGAAACCGGATTGCGGCTTTGTACTCCTGGATAAGCTGGAGCAGATGGACTTGGAAACCCTCCGGGAGTTCTCCGCCTGGATGGAGGCCGAGGGCTTGCAGGGCATCGCCACCCGTGTGTCCACCGGGGAGGAGTGCTCCATCATTATTGAGGACGGGTGCGCCAAGGAGCCGGAGGCTCCGGTCCAGACCGGGTGGCAGAAAGGAGTATTCTAATGCAGATTATCACCGGAAAACAGGCGGGAGCCCTGAAAACCGTTATCTACGGCCCGGAAGGCATCGGGAAGAGCACCCTCGCCGCCCGGTTCCCCCGCCCCGTGTTCATCGACACCGAGGGCTCTACCCGGCACATGGATGTCTCCCGGATGGAGAAGCCCTCCAGCTGGACCATGCTCCTGGAGCAGGTGCGCTACATCCGTGACCATGCCGGTCTGTGCGAGACCCTGGTCATCGACACCGCCGACTGGGCGGAACAGCTCTGCATCAGCAGTATCTGCGCGAGCAAGCAGATCAGCGGCATTGAGGACCTGGGCTACGGCAGAGGGTATGTTTATCTCGCCGAGGAGTTCGGCAGGCTCCTCAACCTCCTGGAGGAGGTGGTGGAGCGGGGTATTCATGTGGTCCTCACCGCCCATGCCATGATGCGCAAATTTGAACAGCCCGACGAGATGGGGGCCTACGACCGCTGGGAGCTGAAGCTCCAGAAGAAGACCGCGCCCCTGGTCAAGGAGTGGTCCGACCTGCTCCTCTTCGCCAATTATAAGACGATGGCCGTCGCCACCGACGAGAAGGGGAAGAAGTTCAAGGCCCAGGGGGGCCGCAGGGTGCTCTACACCGCCCACCACCCCTGCTGGGACGCGAAAAACCGGCTGGGCCTGCCAGAGGAGCTCCCCCTGGACTTTGACGCCCTCGCGCCCTACATCTTCCCGGCTGCGCCCGCACATATGGCCCCCGCGCCCCCTCCGGTCCCTGTACCGGCCCCCGCACCGGAGCCCGCCCCCGCGCCCGAACCTCTGCCCGTCACCCGACCCGATTCGGACGTCCCCGCCGTACTCCTGCCCCTGCTGGAGAGCGCCCATGTCACCGAGGACGAGGTCCGGGACGTGATCGCCCAGAAAGGCTACTTCACCAGGGACACCCCCTGGTCCGTCATGGAATCCGCAGGGTTCGTGGACGGCTGGGTCCTCCCTTTCTGGGACAAAATTGTGGAGATGATCGAAAATAATCCGGACCGGTTGCCCTTCTGAGTACAACTTTTACCTGATTTTCATCCTATGTATATCAACATACAGGAGGTACCCCTATGAACGACTACCATTCCACCTTGCGCGAATTCGGCTGGGACGACGAAATCCAGCGGGACGAATCCTTCCAGGTCCTCCCTGAGGGCGACTACCGCTTCACCGTCACCCGCTTCGAGCGAGCCCGGCACTCCGGCAGCGAGAAAATCCCCGCCTGCCCCAAGGCCGTCCTCACCTTGTCCGTCAGCAGTGCCGGGGCCTCCGGCGAGGTGCAGACGAACCTCTTCCTCCACAGCAAATTCGAGTGGAAGCTCTGTCAGTTCTTCGTCTCCATCGGTCAGCGCAAGCACGGCGAGGCCATGCACATGAACTGGAGCGCCGTGCCCGGGTCCGGCGGCGTGTGCCATGTGTGCGTGCGCAAGTGGACCGGAAACGACGGCAAAGAGCGGGAGAGCAACGAGATCACCGAGTTCTACGACCCGGAGAACGCCCCCCAGGTGGCGTCGCCCCAGCAGAAGACCTGGACCGAAGTGCCCCAGGGCGGCCCCACCCCCTGGAGTAAGGGGAGCTTCTGATGGAGCTGAGACCCTATCAGGAGGAGGCCCGGCGGGCCGTGGAGGGGGACTGGGAGGGGGATTTTCTGCGGACCCTCCTGGTGCTCCCCACCGGGTGCGGGAAGACCATCGTCTTCTCCAAGATCATTGAGGATATGGTCCGGCAGGGGGACCGGTGCCTCATCCTCGCCCACCGTGGGGAGCTCCTGGACCAGGCCGCCGACAAGCTCCTGAAGGCCACGGGCCTGCGCTGCGCCGTAGAAAAAGCGGAGGAGACCTGTCTCGGGAGCTGGTACCGGGTGGCGGTGGGGTCGGTGCAGAGCCTGCAAAGGCCCTCCCGCCTCGCCCGGTTTGAGGAGGACCACTTCGGCTGTATCGTCGTGGACGAGGCCCACCACGTCCTCTCAGACGGCTATCAACGGGTCCTGGAGCACTTCCCAGACGCGAAGGTGCTGGGCGTTACAGCCACCCCGGACCGGGGGGATATGAGAAACCTGGGGCAGTACTTCGAGCATTTGGCCTACGAGTACACGCTCCCCAGGGCCATCCGGGACAGGTACCTGTGCCCTATCAAGGCCGTCACCATCCCTCTGCAACTGGACCTCTCAGGCGTGGGCGTCCAGGGAGGAGACTTCAAATCATCAGACATTGACACCGCCCTGGACCCCTACTTATACCAGATCGCCTCAGAAATGCGGCAGTACTGCAAGGACCGGAGGACCGTGGTGTTCCTGCCCCTGGTGAAGACCTCCCAAAAGTTCCGCGACATCCTGGAGCAGAACGGCTTCCGGGCGGCGGAGGTCAACGGGAACAGTCAGGACCGGGCGGAAATTCTCCGGGACTTCGAGAACGGCAGGTATGACGTGCTCTGCAATTCGATGCTCCTCACCGAGGGCTGGGACTGCCCGGCGGTGGACTGCGTGGTGGTCCTGCGGCCTACGAAGGTGAGAAGCCTCTACAGTCAGATGGTGGGGCGGGGTACGAGGCTCCATCCCGGCAAAGAGGACCTGCTCCTCCTGGACTTCCTGTGGCACACCGAGCGCCACGAGCTGTGCCGTCCGGCGTCGCTGATCTGCGAGGACGCGGCGGTGGCGCAGAAAATGACGGAGATCATCGAGAAGGCGGGCGCACCCCTGGACATCGAAGAGGCGGAGCGTCAGGCCGGGGAGGACGTGGTGGCGGCGCGGGAGGAATCCCTCGCCAAACAGCTCTCCGAGATGCGCTCCAGAAAGCGGAAGCTGGTGGACCCCCTGCAATTCGAGATGTCCATCGCAGCGGCGGACCTCTCCGGGTACGTCCCCGCCTTTGGCTGGGAGATGGGCCCGCCTACGGAGAAACAGCGCTCGGACCTGGAGAAATTCGGCATCTTCCCGGACGAGATCGATAGCGCGGGAAAGGCGTCCCTGCTCCTGGATCGGCTCTCAAAGCGCAAGGCAGAGGGGCTCTCCACGCCCCGGCAGATCCGGGTGCTGGAGAACTTCGGCTTCCGCAACGTTGGGACCTGGCCTTTCCAGGACGCCAAGCATATGATCGACCGCATGGTCGCGGGAGGCCGGGGCGGGCGGTGGAGAGTGCCCTCCGGCGTTGACCCGGCGACATATGTTCCTGTGGGGATGTAACCGATGGAGAACAACTTGAATCTACTGGAGGCCCTGGACCACATCGACCCGGCGGAGCTCTGCTATCAGGATTGGCTCGCGGTGGGCATGGGGCTCAAGGAGGCGGGGTATCCCGCCTCCGCCTGGGACGAGTGGTCCCGGCGGGACGGGGCGAGGTACCATAACGGAGAGTGCGAGCGGAAATGGGACAGCTTCGCCGGGACCGACGTCCCCGTCACCGGCGGCACGGTGGCCAAAATGGCCCTGGACCGGGGGTGGCGTCCGATGGGCTCCCGCTCCTCGGACCCCTCCCAGCCCGTCCACCCCCTGGACTGGGACGACGAGATCAGCGAGCGGGACGGGCAGGTGATCGTTGACCGGGCGTGGCTGGAGGCCAAGGATATCCAGGAGCCCGCCGACAGCAACTGGCACCCCGCCAAGGACCTCATCGAATATCTGAACATCCTCTTTGCCCCGGACGATTATGTGGGCTATGTGACGGAGACCTTCCAGGCGGAGAACGGGGAGCGCAAGCCCACTCGCGGCAACTACGACCGCACGGCGGGGCAGCTCATTGAGGAGCTGCGCAAGTGCGGCGACGACCTGGGGGCGGTGCTGGGGGACTACGATCCGGGAACCGGGGCATGGATACGGTATAACCCCCTGGACGGCAAGGGAATCAAGGGCGAGAATGTTACCGCTTTCCGTTATGCCCTGGTCGAATCCGACACCATGGAGTTGGGGGAGCAAAATGCTTTCATTCGAGAAATGGAGCTCCCGGTGGCCTGCCTGGTCTACTCCGGCGGGAAGAGCCTCCACGCCATTGTTCATATCGATGCTTCTTCCTGCGAGGAGTACCGGACACGGGTGGATTACCTCTACGCCGTCTGCGAGAAGAACGGCATGGAGGTCGATAAGCAGAACCGCAATCCCTCCCGGCTGTCCCGCCTGCCCGGCGCGACCCGGAATGGGCATAAGCAATTCTTAGTGGAAACCAACATCGGCAAGGCGTCCTGGGCGGAGTGGCGGGAATGGATTGAGAGCGTCAGCGACGACCTGCCAGACCCGGAGAACATGGCCTCCGCCTGGGACAACCTGCCCCAGCTGGCCCCACCCCTCATCGAGGGCGTTCTGCGGCAGGGGCACAAACTGCTCCTGGCCGGGCCCAGCAAGGCGGGCAAGAGCTATGCCCTCATCGAGCTGTGCATCGCCATTGCCGAGGGCAGGCCCTGGCTTGGCTTCTCCTGCGCCCAGGGGCGGGTGATGTACGTCAACCTGGAGCTGGACCGGGCCTCCTGTCTCCACCGTTTCCGGGACGTGTACGAGGCCCTGGGATACCCCCCGCAGCACCTGGGGAGTATCGACGTCTGGAACCTCCGTGGCCGCTCCATCCCCATGGATAAGCTGGCACCCAAGCTGATACGCCGGGCCATGAAAAAGAACTATATCGCAATCGTTATTGACCCCATTTACAAGGTCATCACTGGCGACGAGAACAGCGCCGACCAGATGGCGAAATTCTGCAATCAGTTTGACAAGGTATGTACCGAACTGGGCTGTGCGGTCATTTACTGCCACCATCACAGCAAGGGCAGCCAGGGGAGCAAGCGGAGCATGGACCGGGCCAGCGGCTCGGGGGTGTTTGCCCGTGACCCTGACGCCCTTCTGGATCTCATTGAGTTGCCGATAGGCGAGGATTTGCGTAAGCAGGAGATCAACAACGCCGTGGGCCGGGCCTGTGCGGCGGCACTCCGGGCGGCGGGGAAATTGGATGAAGTCAGCCAGGACGATCTATGCAGTGAGAAGGCCGCCCTGGCCGCCGTAGAGGCCGTTTTAGGGCCGCAGGGGTACAGGGACACTATGGCCGCCGTAGAGGCCGCTAAAAAGGCCGCAGAGGCCCGTACAGGGTGGCGTATTGATGGGACGCTCAGAGAGTTTCCGAAATTTCCCCCGGTCAACCTGTGGTTTGACTTCCCCGTTCACCTCAACGACGAGAGCGGGGTTTTGGCCGACATCGACCCGGAGGGCGAGGTGAAGCCCTACCAGCGGGGGGAAGATGCCAGAAAAAAGCAGGCAGAAAAACAGAGGAAAACCAAGCAGCACAAGTACAGTATTGCCATTGAAAGTTTCCGCTTTTCTCACAATGATATTTACCCTACTGTAAAGGAACTTTTTGAGGAGATGAAGCAGAGTGCCGAAGCTGCTGACGAAAAATATCCGGCTGAAAAAACGGTACGAAATGCCTTGCCTAAAATTGGATATGCCATTGACAAGAATACGGGGAGAATTTGCCCGGCACCTTGATAGTGGGCAATTCGGGCAAGTGCCCGGTATCTTGGTTATGGGCATGGGCGGGTATTTGCCCGCCACCTGAAAAAATAGGTTGGGCAGGCACCTGCCCGCCACCTGAAAAAATAGGTTGGGCAGGCACCTGCCCGCCACCCCTTATATACTACGTATATAAAACTACGTCGGGCAAGCCCTCTGTACGGGTGCCCACCCTAACGTGTGGGGGCCATAGGCTGCCCCCACACACGGGAGGGACACCCGCCCAGTACAGCCGCAAGAAAAAATAAGCGACACTTTAGCGAGGTAAAGACACGTGAGAATTGAGTTTTTCATGCCGATGATCCCGCCCACCGCCACGCACCAGGAAAAGAAATGGCGGGTTGTGAAGGGCAAGCCGGTAAGCTACGATCCCCCGGAAGTGGTGGCGGCCCGGTCAAAGCTGACGGACCATCTGGCCGGGCATAGGCCGGAGCAGCGTATGAAGGGGGCTGTGCGGCTATTGGTGAAGTGGTGTTTCCCCAGGGGGGAGCATGGGGACGGCGAGTACCGAACCACCAAGCCCGACACAGACAATCTGAACAAGTTGCTGAAGGACTGCATGACCGTTGTGGGGTTCTGGAAGGACGATGCGCAGGTAGCCTCAGAGATATGCGAAAAGTTTTGGGCCGAGGTGCCGGGGATTTACGTCTGTGCGGAGGAAATCAAGTAACAGGCAAATTGCCAACCGATTACGAATTTGGAGGTTATTGAAATGAAAGCAAAAGAGTTAGCAATCGCATTGACTGGCCGGGAGGTCGGTATGGAGATTATGCCAGGCGAGGAGCGGGACGCAAAGGACGCCGGCCTGGTTGTGGTGTACGGCTACTCCGACGATAATGTGGAGCTCTGCGGGGCCATCAATGACGAGGTCGGGGCCTACAGCGGCACGACCGTCTACCTCACCCCTGACGGCGTCCTCCAAGAGCCGGACTGCGGCCAGAATGATTGCCCGTACTTTGCCCGGGAACGGGAAAAGGCCAAGACCATCAAGGCCGTGTGGCATGACAAGGGAGGCCCCTGCTGGACGTTCGAGACGGACATCCCGCATGAGACGTTCACCGTCATGGAGGACGGGGAGCCATTCTGTGTGGTAATTGTGTTCAGTATGGCGGATTTGGAGGTGATGGTATGAATCTCAAACCGTGCCCCTTCTGTGGTTCGCATGACGTAGCTATCATGCGGGAGGGCAAGAGCGATAAGAACGCTGCTTACCGGGTGGTGTGCCGCCACTGCAAGACCAGGGGGCCGAAGACATGGGTGCAGCCCTGGCATGACACCAAGTTTGTTGCCCAGGGTCAGGCAGAGGCAGCATGGAATAAGCGGCCGGGGAGGGAGCAATGAGAAAAGCAATAGCAATCGATTTTGACGGGTGCCTTTGTACCGATGCCTACCCGGAGATCGGGGAACCGAACTGGCCCGTTATCAGACGAGCCCAAGCGGAGCAGCGGGCGGGGGCTGGCCTGATTCTCTGGACTTGCCGAGAGGATCAGCTTCTCCAGGAGGCCGTGGCCGCCTGTGAGGGTTGGGGCTTGACCTTTGACGCTGTGAACGAAAGCCTCTCTGACTGGATTGAGGCTTTCAAGAATCGGCCCCGGAAGGTTGGTGCATCGGAATATTGGGACGACAAAGCGGCGCGGATTCCTGTGGTACATCAGTTTTTTGCTAGGGGCCCTGGTGATGACTCCATTGAACTGATTGAGGCATTTCCTAACGAAGATGCAGCATTAAAACCGTGCCCATTTTGCGGGAGTACCCATGTAGTTTATGAGAGATACAATAGCGTGGTCGGAGAAAGGTGGCGTTGTTGGTGTGCTGACTGCATCGCCGGCATTGACCCCGGCTATGCCCCAAGCTGGGGGACGGTTCGGGATATGTGGAATCGGAGGGCTGTGCCGCCTAACCCGCCCCTTACTCTGGAGGAGCTGCTGGAGATGGACGGGCAGCCGGTATGGGTCGTCG